CCTATATGGGCGTTTGTTAGATGTGTAGTTAATCCTACACCGATGAGCTGTATTTTAGGACTGTCCTATATGCAGCAAGTTGGGTGTTCATCTTTCATTCTATATTTTTACGCCGAGTCACCCGGTTAAAGGTGTTCAAGCGAGCTTTTAGCTCAGCATCAGCGTAGCGAACTGGTGTGTACGTAGACTAGCCATGAAATGGTATAACTGTTCTATTGTTAGAGTTTTAGTCTGAACTCGTATATGGAAATATCAGTTATGGCGCTAAGGCGCCCCACTTAAGTGGACCAGAGCTTCGGCTCAAATTACTAATCAAGTGAGTTTTATAAAACTAGATTTAAAGCTGTAATGACAGCATAGCAGCATTAGGCACTGTGACATAAGTTCTAAGAGCTGTGGTTAAAGGAATTGTTCGGGTGTAGAGTCTTAAGCGACCTCTATGTCTAGCGCACGTAAGGTAAGACGCTTGGATATACTGTTGTGTACTCTCTATGATCGTTCCACAGAATTATCAATATCTCGGGCGTGTAGCGAGCGCCTCGGTGATGGGATAAGTTAAGGTTTAACTATATGACCCAAAGCGATCCTAGGACATTAGTTCTTGATCTTTGGAGCCAAGTCATGTTAGACTCGGGCCCCCATCATGCCCTGGTGAGATACGAGTGTAAGAAAATTTTCCGCCACATATGGTCTTGGACCTTGTGCAATTAATGTTGTGTGTAGTTATAGTTATGCCTACATACTAGACACATGACAACCCCAAACCCGAAAGGTCAGGAGGTAACCTGTGAATTACTCGGCTTCGCAAGCTAGAAATTTGCGGCCCGACCCACCCTAGTTCGAGGTGTAAACTGGAACTACTATGACAAGTAGCTATAGGGAGAAATCGGAATCTCGCACGGGCTTTGCCAAAAGTGATGTGGCTATCACTTTAAATGCCGGATTGGCCTCCGAAGAAAATAATAATAATAATAATGAAAATAATAATAAAAATGAAATGGTTGCACATAGAAGTTATGCAGACGTTGTTAACTCAACTGTGAGCAATGCAGCCACTCAAACAGAAGTGAATGCGATTATATTATCTACTGATTCGCGATCTCATGGTAGTAATATTGCTTATGATGATTGGGATGATCCAGTAGCATTGTATACAGCAGTTCACAATGATGGTTACTTTTTAGAAGTACCCACTTCCCGAACAGGGAAGAAAAAGTTTCGAGGATCATGGCAATATGTTATTTCACAATTGCCAGACGGTATTGAAGAACTTGTAGAATTCGTTTCAGATTTAGTTCATCCAAGGTTAGTTCTTAAGGGATTGAATTTTTATCGTAAAGAACAAAAGTATGAGTTCATGTCGCAACAGAAAATCCACGATTTACCTCAAAGTTCCGCTGCAATTTTGCGGGAGTTAATTTTGGTAGACGAGGAGGATCCTCATTTTGATGAATATCGCCATTTGTATATCCAATTTGGATCTCAAGGGCGATACCTTGAAGCTTTAGATTTAGCCTCATCCTTTCGTGATCGATTGTCAGATTTATCGATAGACGCAATTGAATCCGATGTAGAATTGGAAGCTCATAATGGAGATGGGTTAATTGAAGCTTTGGCATCACCTTTGGTTGGTTTGATAAGACCAATTGTGGATGCAGAAAGCGATCGAGTGATGAACAACATGATTCCCCGTATGAAACGAGAGGGTGAAGAATATGTTGCACAACGATTGCAAGCGGGAGTCAAATCTATGCATGAGGGCTTAACTAATGTTTTGTCTTATTCTAGAATTGACCCTCGTCCTGTTCATGAAATTCTCATTGATCGAATGATAGATGCTATTGCGTATGTAGTAGCAGTCCAAGATTCTAAGACTTGGTATGGCGTTTGGAGTGTAACTCTACTCTATTACCGTTCTTGGAAGTGTGAAAACCCAGCAGTGTGGGCTATGACAACACTTAAAGCCCTTCTTGGTATGGATTCGCTGGACGCTCTGAAACAGTTTGTTAACGGAGAGTCTAGTAGTTTGTTGGACGCTTCAAGCCGATCATATGATGAATTCGACCACCCGTTGAGCCCAATAGAGGCTCATTCGGCTGATGATATTTGGAATAGTATGAAACCGCAACTACCGGCAGATGGAATTTTCGATTTGTCTAAAGTGTTGAAGTTACCCATCTTGAAAGAAGTTGGGAAATTGATACAGATCTTGCTGGCAGTGAACGTGTGTAATCTTAGTTTGGGTTCAGCCCTTGCTCGATTTCCTAATATTAAGCCGAAGACGTGGGTGGCAGAAGATTTGTTTGGCACTATTGTAGAAGTAGTAGAATTTTTCTTTACCAAAGCAGTTGATGTGTTCACAGCTGGGGATCTGAGTATTCTATTTAGGTCGGATGATCATTTAGGAGATTTAGAGAATCGATTTGTGAGTGCTTGTGAAGCCTCCGAAGCTGTTTGTTCGCACAATATGAAGCGAGCAGTCTCTCTTGGATTTAACACTGATGTTGATGTGATTTCCGAGATTGAGAAATTGCGAGTAGAAGTAGGTAATTTAGTCCGAGTTGAAACCAACAAAGTACGACAAGGACTTTTGGGTAAGAAATTGGCCATGATAGAAAAGCAGAAAACTGCTCTCATGAAACACCAAGCGAATCCACCATTGCGTGAAGCCCCTTTTGCCATTGAATTGTTTGGCGGATCGGGTGTTGGTAAATCTTTTATCAATGATTTGGTTGCTATGCAAGCAGCTGGAGCAGGGGGTTTCCCCTGTGGAGTAGAGAACATGATAAAGATTAAACCAGAGTCTGAATTTCAAGATACCGTGAATGGCTCTCACACTGTTATCACTTTGGATGATTTTGGCAATGCCAAGCCAGAGATGATTCAAGTGTCGCCTACAAACATTTTGATTGATTTAGTGAACAACGCACAAGCCCCTATTAACAAGGCTAATGTTGAGGAGAAAGGAAAGTATTATTACAATCCTAAGGTACTAATGGTTAACACTAATGTGAAGGATCTAAGTGCTCCTAAGTTTACAATGTGCGTTGAATCTATTTTGAGACGATTCAATTTGGTTATCACAGTCAGATGGAAGAAATCTGTTACTGGAGAAGATGGTATGTTGAAAAAGGAATTCCGCAGAAATAAAGATTCAGCACAAATTGCTGATTTGTGGGATTTAATTGTTGAAGAACCATGCATCAGACGGGATCCTGGTGGTGTATCCACTAGGGATGTGGTAGAGTACAAAAACGTTTTCAGAACTAATGATAATCCGGAAGGAATCGTCAATGTTTATGATATGTTGGAGTACGTTCGCATATCTGCGTTGGAACATTTCCAGGAACAACGAGATAGTGTGGCCCGCCAAATGCAAACGTTACAAACAGGAGTTTGCGAACATTGCTCACGTGTCATACCATTATGTAATCATTTTGGTAATTGCAAAGGATGCGAAGAGCGCAAAATTCCTGATGACATTGAGTCCCCGGTAGAAAAGGAGAAGATGGACTTCCTATGTTCTAGATTGTTGAAGCGAAAACGCAAAGCTGATGAGGACACTCGGAAGGTTCATTTTTCAAACACCGAATTTGGCACAACGTTAGGGTCACAACAGGTTCCAGTCGCTATCTGCGATCAAGAACTTATTGATATAATGAATGATTTGAACATCACCACTGACGTATCAAAAAAGGAGTGTAAACCATTTAGTGAGATTAAATCTATGATCTCCAATGTGTTGACCTCTCAAACTACGCATATTGCGTTAGGTATTGGTATTACTGCAGTGAGTGTTGTGAAACTATGTCAAGTGATCCGTATGTTTATGTCATCAAAGTTGGTTAATCACAGTGATTCAGAAACTTCTGGTGATGTTGCTGAGGCTAGAATTCCTCAAGTTTCAACATTTGAAGTCAAGAAGCCCGATACGTGGAGGTACATTGATACTGAGCCTATGGCTGTTTCAGTGGAAAGTGCCTCTACCACCTTGAGTAACATGATGAGTGTAATTCATGGTGCTGTTGCGTGGTTTCAAGTTGCGCGAGAAACAGCGCCCACAGGTTGGTCTTCAGCTATGGCTGTACCCATGAAGGGCGATATCTGGTTAGCTCCAAACCATTTGTTTTACCATGATGGTAAGTGGATAGGAGATTCCAGAGTACAGTTGAAGCGTACGATCCGGCAATCAGACCGGGATGTCACTAGTGATTTGGAGTTCGTATTGACTGAAGATATTGTTCACACAATTCCCAAACATGATTTTGCATTGATTAGAATTACTGGAGGAGGATCTGTTAAGCCGCTATGTAAATGGTTGTTACAGTCCGATCCGTTACCTGATATGCAAGTAAATGTTATGGTGCGTCGAACCAACAATTTATTCGTTCACACAGGTGCCATCACTGGTCGTCCTAAGTGGTGTACTGTTGAAGAAGGTCATTCGTTTAGAGGCTTTTCATATGAAACTCAGCAGGAATCATTCAAAGGGATGTGTTGTGCACCAGTAATATCCATTGGACCCAAACCAGCAATAGTTGGTTTCCATTTGGCTGGCGAAATAGATTTTAAGCGTCGATGCCGTGGGGGTATTCTTCTACGTAGTGATTTTGATAAAGCGTATGAGGATATGTGTGGAGGAGCTAATTTTATTGCTCATTCTGCAGGAACCCTCAATTTAGAGCGGATGGGGAAAATACCAACAGTCAAACCAAAGATGGAGGATAGACATCCATTGAGACATTTACCTCCTGAGATGGAACCAACAGTGTTGAATTATGGTTCCACCGGTGTTCGTAATGATTTCAAATCAACAGTTAGGAATAGAGAAATCTCTCCCTCTGTTGCTGAAGTTATGGATTTACCACGGCAGCATGGCCGACCTGGAGAAGCATTGCCTAATGGCAAGGTGAACATTCGAAAAACTTTGTTGAGTGATTTAGCAGTAAGAGCTTGTCCTCTTCAAGTTAAGGAAAGAAAGTTGCTCAAAAGAGCCATAAAAAGCTTGAAACGCAAGTACGGTAAATTATTCACAGAAAATGATAAACAGTATGTGTGTAAACTGGATCATGCAGCTGTATTGGCCGGTGTTGACAATTTGCCAGGAGTGAATCGAATGAATTTGAATTCGTCTACGGGCTGGCCGATTTGTAAACCCAAGCGGGATTTCATAACTCCGTCGGAGGAACAAATAGAGGGGATAAATAGCCCCCTGGAAATTGATGAGAAATTGATGGAATTTGTCGAACAACAGCGAGATATCTTGGCTAAAGATGAGAGGTGTTATGCTGTTTTCAATACCGCTTATAAAGATGAAGTTCGACCTCTGGAAAAAGATAAGGTTAGGTTATTTTCGAGCTGTGATTTTCCCACAATTTATCTTGTTAGACAGTATTTTCTCACGACATTGAGTTGGATGCGTCAACATATGAATGAGTTGGAGGGATGTGTAGGAATCAATCCCCATGGCATCGAATGGACACATTTAGCGGAACGATTACGGAAACATTCCAATTATTTCGCTGGTGATTTTTCATCTTACGATAAATGGCCTGGGACTGAATATTTGTCAGCTTGTGCTGAAGTGGTAATGGAAATTCCACGATTAGCTGGTGAAAACTTTGGACCAGAGGACTTCCGTATAATGCGAGGTTTGTTGACAGAAATTACACAACCATTGAGTGTTTATGACGGTAGTTTGATACAATTCTTTGGTTCCAATCCTTCTGGTCATCCCATGACCGTTATTTTCAATGACATTTTGCAGCAATTGCTGATGAGAATGGTCTTTTATTCGATATATCCTGAGAAGAGTTTTAGTGAGAATGTCGAATTGGCCACATATGGAGATGATGGCATTGGTTGTGTTTCAGATCGCTGTCCAAGATTTAACCAGTACACGATTAGTGCTAAACTGGCTGAATGGAGGATCAAGTGGGGTCCTACTACGAAGGGTCAAGATTTTGAATCTGAATACACACCGTGGGAAGAATTGTCATTTTTGAAGCGTAATTTTGTGTGGAATGAAGAACTGCAACGATATATGGCTCCAATTGAATTAGCTTCTATTTCTAAAGCACTTCACTGTCGAGTAGTAGCAAAGAAAAATGATATCGGTGATTGTGCCTCAACTCTTCAATGTGTGTATGGAGCCAATTTGGAGTTCTTTCATTATGGGCGTGAGGAGTACTATCGCAGACAAGAACAGCTCCGAGAAGTATTATCCCGACACAAGAATAGTGAAGTTGAAGGATTCAACGGAGAGCCAGTGCAGGTGCAAACCTATGCTTCTTATTTGCGTCCATTTCCGACTTATGAGCAGGTAGCCAAAGCAGACATCCAAGTTGAAGAGGATTATCGTGGTTATCAACTTACAATGGTTGGATTTGCAGCAGAGTATGAACATTTGGAAGCTCACAGTGAAATTGTTGTTTCGAAGGACGAAGATCAAGTTCTCACTACCGATACTGGTTCGGCATTGTTAGGGGAAACGGGAGATATGACTCGATTTGATATACGGTCTAATCCCAACCCCTTGCCTATGGGTGAGTTCTTTTCACGACGGACACCATTGACTACGTTTAATTGGTTTGTGGGTGCAGAAGAAGATAGCACTTTCAAGGTTCATGAGTTGTTTTGGGATATTCCAGAATTCAGAGAGAAGATTTCTCATTACAACCTCATTCGATATGACATGGAAATCACTGTTGAAATTGTGGCGACCCCGTATCACTATGGGTGTTTGCTAGTGGCATATGAACCATACGGTGCCAATTCTGCAGTCACAGCGACAGGATTATCAACACATGGAAAACTGTATACCATTCAGTGTTCTCAAATGCTTCATGCTTACGCGAGACCACAAGATTCCCAAGGTGCTATACTCAAGATACCTTTTATTTGCCAGGAGGAATACTTAAATGTCCCAGGCAAAAGTTGGCGTAATCCTCATTTAGGACTGTTGAGAGTAGTGAGTGTAAACCCGCTCCAACACGCCACTGGAGGTAGTGATCCCATATCAGTTGTTATATCAGCGAAGCTGGATAACGTTGAGTATCACATCACCACATACTCAGCTTTAGAAGCTCAGAGTGGGGATGAGTACGTTGGTAGCGTTTCCAAAGTTGCATCGATAGTTGCAGGTGCGTCGAAGAGTTTGATGAGGATTCCAATAATTGCTCCGTATGCAAGAGCATCTATGCTTGTGTCTTCGGCTATTTCAAATGTGGCCGCAGCGCTAGGGTTTTCTTCACCTGTGATTGTGTCGGAGCAATCTCTCGTTACTCCGATTTCTGGACCACGAATGGCAAATGCCAATGTTTCAGTTCCAGCAGTCAAGTTATCACTCGATTGCAAACAAGAGGTAACAGTAGACCCCCGAGTGCGTGATGCAGGAGGCTTGGATGAGATGGCCTTCGGACATATAATCGGGAAAGAGTCTCTGCTAACCACTTTTGAATGGCAGGAAACTGATTCGGCCGGTGACATGCTAGGAAGTTTGGCAGTTACACCGAATAATTGGTTATCCGACAATCAATCGGGAGCTGATTTGACCACTCCAATTGGTATGTTGTTGTCAATGTTTGATAAGTGGCAAGGAAACATGATTTATCGTTTTGAGATCATTTCATCACGTTTTCATCAAGGTAGGATTCGGATAGTTCACGAACCACGTTTTCTCCCTCTCACCATGACGGAGTGGCACAAGAATACATCTTACATGTGCGATTTGCAAGGTAACACAAATTTTGAAATTAAAGTGGGACCATGCAACCAGTATGGAATATTGCGAGCAGGCACACCAGCGCCTAATGTTGACACTTTTCCGGTTACTTTATCACCAAATAAACATAATGGTGGTTTAGGCATTTATGTTGTTAATAGACTTACATCTCCAGGTCCTGGATCTGTTGAAAAAGTATATATCAATGTTTATGTACGGGGAGATCCTGATGCGTTCGTTTTTGTTGGACCACGGTCCGATGCCATACAGGATATGTCGTTAACTCCGCCTGCGGACCCTGCACTAGAGGCTCAAGCTGATGGATTGACAGATCCCACTGGGAAAGCACAATTGGTTGCTACATTTGGAATGGCCATATCTAGTTACGACCACCTTTTAGCCGTATACGCTGGGGAAGAAATAACATCCTTACGCGTTATTGTGAAAAGAATCTGCACACATAGTTATGTTGTGACAGATAGTCCAACAGCGGCTCTGTGGATTGTAGCTAATAATGACTATCCCAGGTTTCGAGGTAGCATACCTGACGCAATTGAGACAAGGAATGGACAACCATACAATTATTGTCACAATATACCCCTAACATACATAGCTGCTTGCTATCTGGGGTACAGTGGCGGTATTAGGAATGGATATGTCCCAATGTTCCGTTGTGATAATGCATCCGCTCAATCGCGATCATCAGCGTCGTTATTACGGCGCAATGGTTCGCTTCAAGAGAGCATTTCCAACACTGCTATAACAGCAGACCCCGACACAGTTAAAAACTTAATGACGGGTTTGAATGGCGATTGGAATGGTGGTTATTATCAAGACATTCATAGCAATCAGGCTGTGATTGGTGAGATGCCTTATTATCGAGAATATAAGTTTAATCGATTGAGGCACATTCGGTTCTCATCCAATAACAGTCCGTGTGCTAGTCATTGGTTGCGATGGATTGACCTAAGTAATGGTCAACCTCAAATATATGCTCGGATTGTTGGAGCTGGGGACGATTTTTCGTTGATACACTTTGTGTGTGTTCCCCTGATCTTTAACGATCCTTTGTAGATGGTGGTGGCGCCAGCTACGTATAACTTAGTACGTGGCGAAGGCCACATGTTTTAAATTAAGTTGTAAAAAGTTCACATCGTGGACAGTACACATTTG